GATGCGAAATGGGCGGCACGGGTCATAGACCTCTACAAAGCCGATAATAATATTGGCAAAAAGAAGACGACCAAAACAAACAAAGCACAGGATGCGGCAGCAGCCGTAACCCGTCAACAAGCCAAAGAAGTTGCAACAAAGGAAGCAACAGGCAGAATTTGGAAATCTTCTGAAATCGCTCGACTCAAACCGTGGGAGTTTGAAAAGCTAGAAGCTGAACTCGACCAAGCACGGAATGAAGGGCGAATCGACTTAAACTCTTAAACCTCAAAAAGGAAGGATCGAACTATGGCTTTCGGTACTGCTGCAGGTTATGGAAACCTGCCTTCCGGTAATTTTGCACCGGAAATTTTTAGCCAAAAAGTTCTCAAGTTCTTTCGTCGCGCTTCGGTTGTCGAAGATATTACGAATACCGACTATGCTGGCGAAATTGAAAACTTTGGCGATACGGTTCGTATCATTAAAGAACCTACCGTAACAGTTGCCTCGTACACACGTGGCTCTGTAGTGAACCCACAAGACTTGGCTGACGATCAGATTACAATGACCGTTGACCAAGCCAATGCGTTCGCATTTAAAATCGACGACATTGAAGAGCGTCATTCGCACGTAAACTTTGAGGCACTTGCCACCTCTTCAGGTGCATTTGCTCTGAAGCGTAAGTACGATAAGACTGTTCTTCAGGCTATGTCTGACGGTGCTGGTATTGCAGCTTCTGCTGTAACTGGTACAACTTTGGTTACGACTGCCGCTGCTGGTACTATCGGTACTGCAAACGCACCAATCAACATTGAGACAGACGATGCTGGCATCAACCTGATGCTTGCAATGGCCCGTCTCCTTGACGATGAGTCTGTGCCAGAAGAAAACCGCTGGTTTGTTGCACCACCAATCTTCTACGAGAAGGTGTTCCAAGCTGGTAACAAGATCGCTGAAGTGCAGGTAACTGGTGATGCCACTTCCCCGCTTCGTAACGGTCTGGCAACTGTCGGCACTCTTGCTGGCTTCCGTTGCTATAAGTCAACTGCCTTGAATAGCACAGGCGGCACTGACCAAGTGACTTTGACTGACGCATCTGCAACTCTCGCAACCGACGGTTCTGAGAACCTTGTTCTTGCTGGTCATATGTCATCCACTTCTACTGCTTCGCATATTGCAAAGACAGAAGTGGTTCGTTCAACCGAATCGTTCTCCGACGTTATTCGTGGACTGCACGTTTTTGGACAGAAAGTATTACGTCCAGAGGCTATCGTTCGCGGCGTTGTAGACTTTGCGTAAGGGAGGCTGACTAATGGCTACTATTGATAGAACTCCTAATGGTGGAACTTCTGGACATCCGTCCAACGTTGCACGTCCTTACGTGATGACTTCTCAAGTCCATGACACCGCTGACGGTGGTACAGGCGGCGATATCATTCAGTTGATTGACGTTCCTGCAGATACCATGATTGTTGCTGGTGCTTTGGAAGTTTTGGAAGCACGTGGTAACTCACAGATCACTATGGATATTGGTATCACTGGTGGTGATGTAGACTGTTTTGTTGACGGTTCTACTCTTGCTGCTGGTTTCACTCCATTCCTAGAAGCTGCTACAGGTGCATCTGGCTCTAACGCCCGTATCCTGACTTCTGCAGACACTATCGATGCTCTTATCATTGACGGTGGTTCTAGTGGTGAATCTGCTGCACGTTTCCGCATTCACGTGGTTCTTGCAGATATTTCCAAGAACCCTGTAGAATCTGCTACAGTTTCTACTGGAACATAATACTATTGGGGGCAGGGCAACTTGCCCCCTTTACAACCCGGCGAAAAAATGATATAAGCAGTTTACACAGCCGGGAGATATACCATGCTATTACAACTTTTATCTGAACAAGAAATAAAATACTGTTTAGAAAACTGGGGTGCCAAAGAAGATGGTGCAAAGACACAGCCCAGATCAGACAGCGAAGATTTAAAAAAGAATACAGAGTCGCCTGACATGACACCCGAAGTAAGGCAACTCGTGTCAACTAGAATATACAACAACCCTTACATAGACTCAGTAGTTTGTCCAAACAGAGTATCGGTAAATTTTTACAATGAGTATGAAGAGGGTGGCTTCTACAAAAAGCATATAGATACGTTTCGTGCAGCACCTAGAAGCAACAATGTTTACTTTGACTATGGGTTTTCAT